AAGCGATGCTGGAATCCATCACCTACAACGGTGCGATGGGCGGAGGCTTGGTTATTCATACGTTCACGGTGTCGGTCGTGGTGGGTCGCGCTGCGGAACGCTCAGCACAGAACGCCCTTGACGGGTATCTGTCCTATCAGGGTGCGAGTTCGGTTCGGGCTGCGATTGAGGCTGACAAGTCGCTCGGCGGTGTCGTACAGAACCTCATCGTTGAAACCGCCTCAAACATCTCGACGATGGATGGGAACGATACGACCTACCTGATGGTGGACTTCAGGGTGGTTGTGTACGCCTAACCCTTGAGAGGGTGAAGCGTTGGGGTGTAGTGTTGGGGTTTGTAATCCAACCCCTCTAGTGCCGGAAGGCAGGAGTCACAAACAATGGCAAAGCAAGTTCTGACAAACGTGGCCGTCACCTTCGGCACCGCGAACACGGACATCACTTCGTATGTCGCAGCAGTCACCCTCAACCTGACCGCAGCGGAAATCGCTACAACTAATTTCGGTTCGTCGGGTGCAGTCACCCGCATCCAAGGCCTGAAGGATCACTCGGTCACGATTGACCTGCATCAGGACTACCCGACCATCGAGAAGTTGTTCTACGACGCCTTCGCGAACGGCACCGCAGTTGCGATGACCGTCAAGCCAAACGGCACAGGTGCAGCATCCTCGGCCAACCCGAGCTACGCCTTCAACGTGCTTCCCGTTTCGTGGACGCCAGTCGCAGGCGCAGTCGGTGAACTTGCCACCGCCAGCATCACCTGGCCAATCGACGGCAACGTCACCAAGACCGGCACCGGCGCATAACTTTCATCACAACCCTTACCTGCGGAGGTAACAAATGAAACTGCCACTTGAAGTGGTCAGCGCATCCGACGGCTCAACCCGAATCGTCATCGCCACATTCCCAGACTTCATCGCCTACGAGCAGAAGTTCAGCAAGAGTGTCGCGAAGTTCGAGGATGGTTTGTCGCTCACCGATCTCGCGTTCCTCGCTTGGCATGCTGAGCATCGCACCAAGAAGACAGGGTTGGACTTCGACTCCTGGTGCAATGAGCAAGAGGCGATGACTTTGGGAGATGCTGCGCAAGCCGTGATCGCCCCTTTGGAGAGCAGTCAGCCCATTGGCTGATCGCATATCTGTCTTGCGAGACAGGTATCGCTCCGTCGGTGTTGCTGGCTGAATCACCCAGAATGCTCTACACAATGGTCGGCTATCTCCGATGGAGAGCCGTCCACATGAACAGGTAATCTCGCTCTATGGCATATCAGGGCAAGCCGTTGGGTCGTGGCGTTCGCATCTCTAAACGTCCTACAGCCGGTGAGTCGGCGATCCTGATTGATGGTCTTGCCGACTTCTTGAAGAAGGCCGCCAAGACCGATGATGATTTCAAGACTGAAATGCGTAAGGCGGCTCAGGATGTGGCGCAACAGTTGGTGGAGGGAGCGAAGTTGGAGGCGGCTTCGGTGACTCGTAGCCGTCAGGCGTTGGAGGTGATGAAGGGGATTCGAGCGACCCGTGATCTGGTGCCGACGATCAAGCTATCTGAGAAGACTGGGTTTGTGTCGCAGTCCCGTCCGAATCGTGTTCGCAAGAGGAAGGTGACTCGGGGCGACGTGTTCTTTGGTGCTGAGTTCGGTGGAGGTGCCAGGCGTCGAACCGACCAGTTCCTCCGACACAAGGGGACATCAGGTTACTTCTTCTGGCCTACTGTGCGTCGCATGAAAGACATGATCGCCAAGGAATATCTGATCGGCATCGACAAGGTTCTGAAGAAACTGGCGGATTGATTCGGTGAAGTAGAATCGGCGCGTGGCTGGTTCTCGTACATTCGTTGTCCGTTTCATCTCGGACACAGATAAGGCTCTTGACGGGTTCAAGAAGCTGAACAATGGTTTGGCTGGGCTTGGCGATGGTGGTGTGCTGGTCAAGCGGTCGTTCAAGGATATGTTCACGGGGGCTGCGGTTGCGACGGCTGGGGTGTCGGCTGCGGTGGTGGGGGTTGCTGGTGCGTTGTACAAGGCGACGCAGGCGGCGGCTGAGGATCAGAAGAGTCAGGCGTTGTTGGCCGATCAGTTGCAGAAGACGGTTGGTGCTTCGGATCAACTGATTGCTTCGACTGAGCGATTGATTGCTCAGCAACAAGCATTGACCGGTATCTCGGATACCCAGTTGCGTGACGCTCTTTCGATTCTTGTTCGTGGCACAGGTGATCTGACCAAGGCACAGAATCTGCTGTCGACGGCGATGGACATCAGCACCGCTACCGGCAAGGACTTGAACAGCGTCAGTATTGCATTGGCTAGAGGTGCGAACGGTCAATTCACCGCACTCACCAGGCTCGGTATCCCGATTGATGAGAACACCAAGAAGTCCAAGGATTTCAATCAGGTTCTTCGTGACTTGAATAGTCAGTTTGGTGGTGCTGCGAAAACTGCTGCCAGCACGTTCGAGGGGCAGTTACGGATTCTCCAAGGTCAATTCGGTGAGATTGTTGAGACGGTTGGGGCGGCCTTGTTGCCGTATCTGCAACAGTTCTCTGATTTCATTGTGACGAATGTGGTGCCTGCGGTTCAGCGCATCACAACCGTTCTTGGGGAGAAGGGTTTGGTGGCGGCCTTTCAGCAGCTTGTCTATGAGTCTGGTCGAAGTGGCCCTGCTGTCATCAGCGCATTTCGGGCGATCACTATTGGGATTGCTGAGTTCGCCAATGTTGCTGCTCGAGCGTTCAATATCTCAAAGGCACAATTCCAAATCCTGAAAGGTGATGTGGTTGGTGCAGTCAAATCGTTCGCTGCCGCCACAAAAGAAGTCATCGACACCGATGCCCTTCGCTCAGCCTTTGATGCCCTGGCGGTCGGCATCAATCATTACAAGCGGGAGGTGACGACCGCTGATCGGGCTGAGCGTCAGTTGAACGCAACCGGTGAGGCGACCATTGACACGTTCGGTGAGGGCGGTGGTGGCGGTAAGGGTGGGGTGGCCAAGACCGTCAAGACTGCGGCTGAGAAGTTGAAGATGTTGACCGATGCGATTGATAAGTCGACGGCTGCGTCGAAGCGGTTGAAGTCGGCTGGGGAGTCTGTGGCTGATTCGCAGAAGTCGTTGGCTGATGCGACTTCGGAGCGTGAGAAGGCTCAGGCTGCGTTCAATCAGGCTGTGGCTGGGTATGGTGCGGATTCGCAGCAGGCTAAGGATGCTCAACGGAAGTTGGATGCGGCTCAGCGTGATGTGGCTCGGTCTGGGTTTAGGGTTGAGCAGGCTGTGTTTGCTGTGAAGGATGCGGAGAAGGAGTTGGCTGAGGTTCGCAAAGACCCTGAATCGACTCCGCAGATGATTCGTGAGGCTGAGATTCGTTTGGCTGAGGCGAAGTTGTCGGTGACTGATGCGACGGATGCTCAGTATGAGGCGACGAAGGATTTGGGTGAGGCTCAACGGTTCTTGAATGAGCAGGTTTCTGGTGCGATTCCTGGGTCGGCGATCTATGAGGAGTTGGCTTCCGAGTTGGCTGATGCGAAGGAACGTGAGGCCGATATGACGAGGCGTGTGGCCGACGCTATCGATGCTCAGCGTGAGGCGTTGGATGCCTATAACGAGTCGCTTCGTGTGCAGTTGGATTTGGCTAAGCAGTTCCCGAAGATTTCTGCTGGTGTGCCGAACCCGTTTGCGTCTGAGCTTGCTTCAATACAGCAAACCCAAACAGCGGCACAAGCTGGGATTGTTGCAGCACCGACGGTTGCGGTGACGGTGAACGCTGGGTTGGGTGCATCTGGTCAGGAAGTGGGGGCTGAGATTGCTGAATATCTGCGCCAGTACGCTACGGTGTCGGGTATTCAGTTCTCAAACGGTTCGACCGGCGCATTGTTCGGAAGGTAGCCGATGGCCAAGACGCTGAACTGGGGGGAAACATTCAAGGTGCTTCTCGACGTCGGCTTTCTCACCGACGCCTTCACCCTTGACTCCTCACTCCTTGACGGCACCGATGTTCTGGACGGCTCAACCGACTTCGTAGACATCACCGAATATGTCCAATCCATCAACATCAACCGAGGCCGAACCAGCCAACTCGACACCTTCAACCCAGGCACCCTCTCCATCGTCGCCGATGATCGTGCATCAGGACGCCAATTCGATCCCCTCAACACCGCCTCCCCCTGGTACGAAGGCGACCTCGGCATCGCCCCACGCCGACGAGTCGAAGTTTATGGTGGCTCAGCCGGAACAGCCGCCCTCTACAAAGGCTACGTCTACGACCTCAACATCGAATACGACGAACCAAACCTCTCAACTGCCACCATCCTCGCAGTCGACGCCCTCGCACAACTCGGACAAACCAACCTCAACGCCTTCAACCCATCCAGCCAACTCACCTCAGCCCGCGTCTCCGCCATCCTCGACCGCAGCGAAGTCGCCTGGTCAACCGCCCTCCGAGACATTGACACAGGTGTAGCCACCTGCGGCACCTTCGCCTACGAAGACCAAACCAACGTCCTTCAAGCCTTGCAAGCCGTACAGCTCGCAGAGAACGGCAGACTGTTCGCAAACCGTCTCGGCCAAGTTGAGTTCGATGCTCGCATCACCAGCACATTCGCCACCGCAGTCGCCAACCTCGGAGGCACCGCTGTCACCGATATCCCCATCCAAGCCCTCTCCAACATCTACGGAGCCGAAACCGTCCTGAACCGAGTCTCCGTCCAAATCTCCGGTGGCACCGCATCCAGCGTCGCATCCGGTACCGCATCACAAACCGAATACGGAATCAAAAACTTCTCCCTCACCGACATCCCACTCGTCAACGACACAGCAGGCTCAGCCCTCGCCTCAGCCCTCCTCAACACCTACCAAAACCCTGAAGTGCGATTCGATGAGGCAACCATTCTCGTCAACCCGTTGAGCGACGCACAGATCGAGACGATGGCCGCACTTGAGATCGGCGACGTGCTGACCGTCACCAAAAACTTCACAACCGGAAGCCCAACCAGCATCACCAAGAACGTCGTCATCGAAGGAATCCAACATGTCGTCACCCCATCGCGCCACGACGTTCGACTTCGCCTCGGGCAGATTGACGTTCTCACCCCATTCATCTTGTCTGGTTACACCACAACCACGACCCGCACCAACCTTGTCACGAACCCAAACTTTGAGACAAATACAACTGGCTGGGCTGCTGCTAGTTCCACAGTTTCACGCATAACAACAGCGTCATTTATCGGTTCGGCTTGCATGCAAATGACCTCAACTAGCGCGTCAGATACAACAGCACGAACTGCGTATGACCCCAATACAACGATGATCGCTGGGCAAAGTTTGACTGCATCTTTTTATCTTTACAATTATGCAGGCAATAACCGACAACATCGAGTTGACATTCGTTGCTTTACTTCAGGGGGTGGAGTTGCTGGGATTATTACTGGCACAGCGACCACCATCAATGTCGGTGCAGGCTGGACTCGTTTGTCGGTAACTGGAACAACGCCAGCAAATACGGCAAGTTTGGATGTCGCAATATTCTGTCAAGTAAATAACCCATCTTTGTCAAATGTGACTTACATAGATGCCGTCATGCTTGAAACAGGCTCAACTTTGCTTCCTTACTTCGATGGCACCTACGCCGACACTTACAGCGGCTACACACTCACCAGCCAAGCATGGACAGGCACCGCCGACGCATCAACCAGCACCGCCACATGGGGACTCACCAGCTCCTACGTTGCAGGCTCCGAACTCGACGACCCCACAATCGGCCTCTACTAGAATCAGAACACTATGGCAGGGCTTGGACGCAAACAATGGTCACCAGGGGACACCCTCACCGCAGCCGACGTCAACGGCTACCTGATGGAACAAATGGTGATGGTCTTCGCAGGCACCGCCGCACGAGCCTCAGCCATCCCAACCCCATCCGCAGGAATGTGCAGTTACTCAACCGCCTACGGTTTCGTCGTCTACGACGGCTCAGCCTGGGTGAGCGTGTAGATTAGGAGACATCATGCCAGGTCTTGGAAAGAAAACATGGTCAGCAGGAGACACTCTCACCGCAGCTGATGTCAACGGCTACCTCATGGATCAATCCGTGATGGTGTTCGCCGGAACCGCAGCACGCGCCTCAGCCATCCCCAGCCCATCGGCTGGGATGGTTGCGTATTCGACGGCCACAGGTTTGCAGGTTTACAACGGTTCGGCTTGGGTTGATTTGTCGACTGGGTATGGTTCGGCGACTGGTGGTTCGGGTACTGCTGTCGGTACTGCGATCAGCGGAACGAACTACAACGTGCATACGTTCACGGCTGACGCGAATCTTGTTGTGACGAAAGCTGGGTTGTTCGATGTGCTTGCTTTCGCTGGTGGCGGTGGTGGTGGCAACGGTATTGCAACTGTTTCTGGTGGTGGCGGTGGAGGCGGTGGCTATGTGTTGCAAACCATTTATCTTGCTGCGGGTACTGTTTCTGTGACTGTTGGTGCTGGTGGGGCGCAGAATGTTGAGGGTGCTGGCAGTCGTGTTGGTGCTGTCGCCGCTGCTGGTGGTGGGCATGGTGGGTGTGCTTCACCATATTTGCCTCCTGCTATTGGTGGTTCTGGTGGTGGTGGTTCAACATACAGCGCAAACACATCTCGATACCTGACTGGTGCGAACGCGGTGGTTTCTGCCGTGACTGGCTATGCAGGTGGAACTGGTGCAGGTGTTGATTACAACGGTGCTGCTGGTGGTGGAGGAGCAACAGCAGTTGGAGCAAATAATTCTGGCAAGAATGGTGGTGCTGGTGGTGCTGGCTACGATGTGAGTTCTTTCATTGGTGGGGCTGCTCTCTACAAGGCGGGTGGCGGTGGAGGTGGGTCTGGCGATAGTGGTTCAGGTGGTGGTGGTGGTTCTTCCGTTGGTGGTGCTGGAGGATCGGTTGCTGCTGGTTCTGCTGCTTCAGCGAATACGGCTGGCGGTGGCGGTGGTGCTGCCGGAAATGGAACTAATGCTGGTGGTGCTGGTGGTTCGGGAATCGTTTATGTCAGGTACAAGGTATGACCCCTCAATACTTCGCTCAACTTGATGACAGCAACGTGGTGACTTATGTTGCTGTCGTCAGCGCAAACTTCATGGCCGAGAACCCTGAGCGTTACCCTGGTCGCTGGGTAGAAACATTCTTCGACACCGCAGGCAAAACCTATGCGGGTGTCGGATTCACCTATGACGAAGACACGGACGACTTCGTTGCCCCACCAGAACCGCCATCGCCTTCGGCTGAGTAGGCTTGCGCTACTTCTTCCTGCGTTAGCGTTCGCGTTCTTCCCTCAGTCAGCTCAGGCTGAGGTGTTGCCTGGGTTGGTGGTCACGGCCTTCGAGATTGATGCGTCGTATCCGATCAGGGATGATGAGACGTATCCGGTGTGCAACATCTATGTTGAGTCGAATATCAATCAGTCGTGGGGTGGCGGGTCGGTTGGTGGGTGCCGTTCTGATTGGGTGATGCTGCACTATCAGGGGTTCATTCAGATTCCTGAGCATGAGACGATCGAGTTCATGGTGGCCGCTGATGATGGTGGGGTGGTTGAGGTTGCTGGGGAGGAGTTCGGTACGTGGGATGAGAAGGGGTGTTCGTGGTCGTCGACCATAACGCTGTCCGTTATGCCAGGGGAATATGAGCTGGACGGCTGGTTTTATGAGGCTGGTGGCGGGACATGCTTTATGCTGGCTTGGAAGATTGACGACGCATATTGGGAGATCGTTCCAGCATGGGCATTCACAACGGAATCCACACCTTCGACGACGACCTCTACTACTACTGTCCCCGAAACGACTGCCCCTGCCACGACCACTACTTCTACGACGCTTCAGGAAACCTCGACAACTACCAGTTCGAGCGTCCTCGCCTCAACCAGTAGTTCCACAACGGAACCATCGCAAACGACATCAACGTCCATCCAACAACAATCTTCCACCACATCTACAACCCCCTCCTTGACGACTTCAACAGTTGCCGATACAACAACGTCAACAACACAAGCACCGCCACCTGTTTGGGTGCCTCCAGCAACCACAACAACGGAAGCATCAACCACCACAACAACATCGGAACCTCCAACTGAAACAACTGTAACAACCCAGCCACCTCAGACTACCCAGCCTGAACCGTCAACGACCATCCCTGAAACGACGGTCCCTCAAACCAGCATCCCCAGCACGAGCATCCCTGACACGACGACGAGCAGCTCGACGACGCTCGCCATAGACACGACGACCACCGTGCCACCGATCCAGCCTGACATGAGCAATCAGCAGATTCTCCAACAAGCCATCAATCCTTCCGTCGTGGAATCCCTCTCAACCACCGAAGCCGAGATTCTATTCGCCGGACTAGACGAGGAATCCGTCACAGAAGACCAGGCTGCCCTCATCATCCAAGCCCTCGACGAAGCACCCGACGAAGTGAAACAAGCGTTCGAGGAGAATGTCAACGTGTTCTCAGGCCTCTGGTCGTCTTACAAGATGGTCGGTCAAACGATCAGCGTCGCCGAACGAGTGACGCTGGTAGCGGTTGCGAATACAATGGGAGCAGCAACAGCAGTCCTGCGTAGACGGAACGGCTAATGATACGCAGAATCACGAAGGAACTTCTCGCCCTCGGACTCACCATCGGGGCATCCCTCATCACCCTCATCACCCTCTCAGGAGCAGTCCAAACTTGGGCACTCCTGTTCACGCTTATCGGGTTCGCACTACACTTGTTGAACGTAGCCATAACCGATGAAGGAGGGGAAAGTGAACCAACCCCAAGTGAAGCAGAACCCGACCATCGCTAAGTTCCTCGACCTCCTCCAGCGACTCTTCTCGCTGTTCCTGGCCACAGCACTCCCAGCCGTCACCACCGGTGCCGTCATCGGAGTCTCCGTCGCCAAGTCAGCGATCATGGCTGGAGCGATGGCAGTCATCGCAGTCGTGCAGAAGCTCGCCGCCGCCTCGGTCGATGGTGAGTTGACCGCAGACGAAATCAAGGCGTCGTTCCAGAAGTAACCCATGTCAAAGTACCCTGTCGTCCCCGTCAAACTTTGCTCATGCCTGAAAGGGGTGAAGCCTGGTGAACTACCAGCGAAACTCCTCCGAGGCATCGAAGGCAAAGGAAAACTCCACCATTGCGCGGCTGATGCATACGAGGCTATGGATGCTGCTGCTAACGCAGCAGGCATCGACCTCTCCCCAACCAGCCAAGCCGACACCTACCGCTCGCTGGAGACGCAAGAATACGGGTTCTATCAGCGATACACCGACACCCCCAAGCCAGCCCTGATGAAGCAGAAGCCACGCATCTACAAAGGCAAGGCGTGGTATCTGAAGAAAGGGATGGCACCAATGGCTGTGCCAGGTACCTCGAACCACAACCTCGGGATCGCCATCGACATCAAGGATGCGAACGGCCCTCGCCTCGCCTGGCTTCTCGCCAACGAACACCTCTACGGCTTCAGCCACGAACTTGACTCAGAACCCTGGCACATCCGCTACGTCGCAGGCGACGCAACCCCTGACGCTGTGAAGGCTTGGAAGGCGACGCAGGTCTGAGATGGATTGGGGTGTCGTTCTCGCAGCGTTGCTCACAGCTGTCGGTGGAATCATCACCACCCTTCTGATGATGTCACGCAAAGAGAACCGTGACGACCATGCAAAAGTGATGGAAACCATCGACAGGATCGGTGGAAAACTAGACAAGCTGGACACTAAGTTGGGGGAACACATCGACTGGCATTTCAAGGAGGCCACAAATGGGGAAGTTCCTCGAAGAAATAAAGTCGTCCGTAAACGGGCGGCCAAGCGTACTTGACCAAATCGTCGCAGACCTACCCAAACAGGATGCGACCGATCTACAAGCAGCCCTAGCCGACCCAACCATCTCGGCCATGCAAATCACCCGCGCACTCAACAAGCGTGGCTACAAAATCTCGAGCAGCGTCATCTATCGAATCAGGGAGAAACTCAATGAGTCTCGCTGACGACATCGGCGCACAAGCCGAAATCGCTGAACTCCGCCAAGCCCTACGCCAAGCCCAACAGAAAGAAGCCCGCGCCAAGAAACGCTCCGACGACCTCGTAGAAGCCGTCTACCAAGCCGCCCGAGACGCAGCCCGAGCCGTCCCCAACCATCGCATCATCACCCCACGCAAAGATAAGCGGAAGGGGAAGGCTGAGGTGGCGTTGGTTCATGCTACGGATTGGCAGTTGGGGAAGCGCACCGTGTCGTTCGGGGTCGAGACGTTGGGTTCTCGGATGGAGCAGTTGACCAGCAAGGTGTTCGAGTTGACCGAGATTCAGCGGGCGCATCATCCGGTCAGGGAATGTGTCGTGATGTTCGGTGGCGACATGGTGGAGGGTATCGGTATCTTCCCAGGGCAGGCCTACGAGGTCGAAGCCCACCTGTTCGATCAGTTGTTTGAGGCGTCTCGGGTGATGGAGTCGATGGTGGCTTCGTTGGCTGGGTTCTTCGAGAAGGTGCATGTGGTGTGCGAGTTCGGCAATCACGGTCGCCTCGGTCGCAAAGGCGACATGCCAGCAGGCGACAACATCGACCGCATGGCATATCGCATCGCCTCCGAACGCACAGCCCACCTCAAGAACGTGACTTGGCAGATGTCAGGGGATTGGTATCAAATAGTGAACATCGGTGCCTATCGTGCATTACTCGTTCATGGCGACGAAATCAACTCATTCGGTGGCAACACCCCAGCCTTCGGCATCCTCCGCAAAGTGAACGCCTGGTCAACCGGAGTCGTCGAAGACTTCCTCGACTGCTATATGGGTCACTTCCATACGCCGATGACGTTGACGATGGCGAACTCGGGACGCATCTTCGTCACCGGCTCACCCGAATCCCACAACGAATACGCTCGAGCGTTCATCGCAGCTATCGGGCAACCATCCCAACGCCTCCACTTCGTTGACCCTGTGAAGGGTCGGGTTGCTGCGGAGTACGTCGTATGGCTCGACTAGTCCCCTACAGCGTCGTCCTGGTGGAGTGGGCTGACGCCCATTGCTCCGAAGGTGGCTGGATTGATCTGGACGAATACAAGGACGATGGTGAGGTGATTGTTTCGACGGTCGGCTTCCTGATCCCTGTGGGGGATGAGGGGGCTAAGGAAGGCCATGTGACCGTCTGGCAATCGATTGCTGATGGGGATGGGATTCACGGGTTCCATATCCCTGTTCAGATGGTGCGGAATGTGACGATTCTGTCGGGGTTGGGGCTGGAAACCCTTATGAAATAAGGCTCAAAAAAATCTTGAAATAGTACTTGCATTTGTCTTACAGACCCCTTAGATTGAAGTCATCGGGGAAACACCCCGAGTCTCACAAGGAGGGACACAATGAAGGGTGAGTATCTAGGAGTCAACTGGGAAAAGACTCACAACGACAACATCAACGAGGGCTTCACAACCATCACCGTCAACGGTGAAGCAGTCAAGTTCTTCGGACACAAGTCAAATGCTCAAGCATGGAACTTCATTCTTGGTGCCACCAAGAAGCGTGGCACCAAGGTCATCAATGGCGAATTGGTAATGGCGTAACGAGCGAGTATCCAACAAGGAGAAACATCATGCAAACAGTAGAAACAACGAAATATCGCGGATACGAAATTATCCACATGAAAAAGACCATGTTCGGATTTCGAGTGGGCAAAGATGTCACAGGAAAAGATACTTACCTGTACGCAAAGTCACTTGAAAAAATGAAAGTCATGATTGATCAGATTCTCGCATGACCACCAAATACCCAACGCTCACGATCCGTCTCCCCCAAGAGACACTTGATGCGCTCAGAATCGAAGCCCAGCAACACGAATGTTCGGTCGCTGAGATCGTCAAGAACGCCATCGCCTTGTATTACAAATCCGAGTACGGGCAGACAACCACCCACTAAGATTCAGGGTGGCTGATCGACCCGCCTATCTTGGGTTTCGGATCGCCCGCACACCCTCCCCTCCTTGGGGTGTGCGTCATTATCGGACAACAGGAAGGACACAACTTGCGCCAACTGACTGCAAGCCTCATAGCCCTACTCACCCTCGGCACAGGCATCGCCTACGCCCAAACCCCCAACAACACCCCACCCCAAGACCTTGCGCCCCTCACAGGCGTTCCTAGAGGCCTCAGAGAGCCTTCTAGCCCCACCCAACCACCCCTCCCGAAAGGTGTTCCGGCAGACGAAACGAAGCGTTGCCCACAATGGGAACCGCTCATCGCCGAATACGGTCTGCCTGTCGAAGCATTCTCGTACATCGCATGGCGTGAATCTCGATGTCTTGAACGGGCTTGGAACCGCACTCTCAATCGTGACGGCTCACAAGACCGAGGACTAGTTCAGATCAACTCCACTTGGAAGACCGTCACGGCGAACGCTTGTGGCACCCCATACGGGAAGATGAACGTCCTCTTCAACCCTCGCTGCAACCTGGCTGTCGCCAAATACCTGTACGAGAACGGTGGCTTGAGGCATTGGAGTTTGTGACCATCCACCACTCGTGGACAGGAATGCCCTAAGGTCGAATACACCCTAAGGAGGGCAACATGGAAAACCCAAACCGCAACAAGCTCATCATGCTCGGCGTCGCAGTAGTTCTACTGTGGGGCTGGGCAATACTCCCACCAGCAGAAGACATCCCCGATCAAGTAAAAACCGAGTTTGACTGGGTGCTATTCGGCCTCATGAACCTCGTCGCAGTCGTGTTCGCACACATCTGGATCAGCGCACCAGCACGGGAACAGAAGCGTCGTGAGCAGTATCAACTTCGACGCGAGTTGAAAGCGGCGAAGCGTCGCCACCCAACCGCCCGATGAACGTTCACATCGTTGATCTGTGGTCGGAAGGCGATCAGGTATTCAGACCGAACAAACCCGCATGGCATGACCTAGCGGACTGTCACGGTCGGCATCACCTGTTCTTCTCCGACCGCAGAGACGACATCATTGAAGCCAAACAAATCTGCCAATACTGCCCAGTACGACAAACCTGCCTCGACTATGCGATAGCAGGTGACGAGCATGGCATCTGGGGTGGTCTGACTACGATGGAACGCCAACGCTACGTTCAAGCAAGGAGCATCAAGTGACATCCCCTCAGAAACGCAAAGGTTCCGCAGCTGAACTCGCTGTCGCCAAATGGTTGAAAGAGTGGGGTTGGGTGAATGCTGAGCGTTCCCGTGCCGGATGGCAAGACGACCGAGGCGACATCGAAGGCGTCCCAGGAGTCTGCATCGAAGTCAAGAACCAGAAACAGTTCGACATCCCAGGCTGGTTGGAGGAGTTGCGTGTGGAGATGGAGAACGCTGACGCTTGGACTGGCACCCTGATCGTGAAGCGTCGAGGCTCAATGGATGTTGATGACTGGTATGCGATCATGCCTGCTTGGGTGTGGGCGACTTTGCTCGCTGCTGTGGACTTCGGCGACAACCCCGACACACCCCCGAGGAATGCTTGACATGCGCTGAGAAGCGAGTACAGTTCCTAATCCCAAGATTCCCAAGCCATAAGGAGGCCTGCGAAACATGACAACCGACGACTTCAACATCGAAGAAGCCCCGAAAGATAGATGGGGCAGATACAAGATCGAGCGACCAGACGGCAAGACCGTCGGCTACACCCGAGTCACCACCGTTGCCAAGACGTTGAGCGACACCGCATCGCTCGCCGACTGGAAGGTTCGCATGGCCTTGACTGGTGTCGTGCAACGCCCCGACCTGTTGGCTCAGGCATCAACAGCGATCAGCGACCGCGACAAGCTCAACCGAATCGCCAACGAATGCATCGATGCTGCTGGTGCGTACAGTCGAGCGAACCTCGGCACCGCGCTCCACGCCATCACTCAGCAGATTGATCTCGGGCTGAAGCCACAAATCCTGCCAGGGTTACAGGAGGACATTGAGACGTATCGCATCGCTACGCAGGCGTATGGGATCGAGATGCTGTCCGAGTTCATCGAAGTCCTGCTCATTCACGATGACCTTGAATACGCCGGTACCGCCGACCGCATCGTCAAGACGATGAGCGGAGAACTCGTCATCTTCGACTTGAAGACAGGCACCTCGCTCGATTACGCGCACGGCGAAATCAGCATCCAGTTGGCTGCGTATGCGAATGCTCAATGGGTGTACGACTGGAAGACCGGCACACGAACCCCGATGCCTGAGATCAACAAGACGAAAGGCATCATCTGTCACCTCCCAGCAGGCGAAGGACGATGCGACTTCTACGAAGTCAACATCGAAGCAGGACTCGAAGCACTCCACCAGTCGCTCGTTGTGCGTAACTGGCGTAAGCGCAAAGACCTGTTCAAGCCGTACAAGTTCTCCGAAGAGAAGCGGAGGGTTGTCGAGCCTGCGGAAAGTCCGATTCCGCAGGCCGACATCACCGCCCGACGCACCTGGCTCACCAACCGCATCGTCGCACTCCCAACCGATGCTCAAGCCACCGTGCGCCTCTACTGGCCACAAGACACCCCACGCATCGCCGACGCCGACATGGATGCACTCACCCGCATCGTCAAAATCGTCGAACAAGTCGAAGCCGAAATCGACCACCCATTCGGCGAAACCGACCCAACCCTCCCACGCACCCGCCGCAAGAAGCGGGTCACCGACACGTTCGAGGATGCGATGACCGAGGTCACCAATGGCTGAACAACCAGCACTCCCAACGCATCCGTTCGGATACGGCATCAGCGCAGACGACGCAATCCAACGCATCCGGCGCATCAACGCCGTCTCACAAGGCGACCCGAACAACAAGAACTTCATGTCCGTCGTCATCGACGAACTCGAAATGGACTTCGCCATGCTTCGTGAAATGGATTGGGAATCGTTCATGGATGCCGCTACGGTTCGCATGGCGACACTCGTCAACATCGTCAAGGAGGCAAAGCCATGACCGTCATCGACGACTTCGAGGGCGACATGATGGATCAGAACCCAGAGGACATCGCCTCGGTGGACACACTCAAGTCACTCATCGCCACACTCCAGAACCGCAACCGTGCTTACTTCCACTCAGCTCTCCAATATGCGGAGCAGGGTGGCTGCGGGTTCGGTTCGGAAATCAACTCGCGTCGAAGGTTCGAGATCGCCAGAGGTATCTACTGGCTCATCACCTCAAACCAGTTCGACACCGACCTGATTCGTGACCTTGCGGGGTTCGCATCAGGAAACACATACAGCAAGGTCGCAGACGGCCTCGCCAACATGAACGCAAACCAGGCGACACGGTTCGCTGAAGCCTGCTTCATGTTGAGCGTGAACGCCTACGACCTGTCGTATGACCCGCAAACCAGCAAGTTCCAAATCATCCCTAAAACCTCTGAAGGAGGCATGCAATGACCGACGTATTCATGAGCGAAGGCGGGAGCAAATATCCTGCTCTCAAGTTCGAGAACGTCAACGACACCCACACAGGGCGTGTCGTCGAAGTGAAGAAACTCGAAGACCGTGACCCAGACGGCAACGTGAAGACCTGGCCGAATGGGGATACCCGATTCGTGTTCGTGTTCACCGTCGAAAACAACGGCGAGTTCGGCAACATCTGGGCACGAGGCAACATGGTCAAAGCGATCCGCGAGGCAGCCCAGGCTGCAGGACTGTCCACCATGATCGGAGCCAACCTGACCGTCAAGTATTCCGGTGACGGCGAAAAGAAGAAGGGATTCAACGCACCGAAGCTGTACAAGGCTAAGGTCGAGGCACCCAAGCCACAGGACGCATCCGTCGAACTGTGGTGAATCCGTGACAGGCAGGTGGCACCTCCTCATCCCCCCGATGCGCCACCTGCCTGTTACACCCCCAACATTCAGGAGACGAAGTGACGATCACCGACCTAAGGAACACCATCAAGTTCCTGCAAAGACTCGTCGTAGGACAGTCTGAACAAGACACATTCTTCAAGACCCTCAAAGCATTGGAAACAGAACTACAAAGGAGAACCAAGAAATGACATACGACCCAGAAATGCTCCACCAACTCAACGTGGAGAACCAGTTACGCATCAGCGAACTCTCAACCGCACTCGAACGAGTCACCGCCGAGCGCGACCAACTCAGCCAAGCCCTCCTCAGCGCAGTCGCACAGTTGGAGGAAACCAAGACTCTGCTGACGCAACTCAAGTCAGACATCTCACGCCTCCAAGTCCTCATCGCCACCGGAGGCGAGCTGTGAGAATTGAAGTAGCCGCAGCCTTCCTATTCGGACTCGCAATCGTCCTCATCATCCTGGCGTCCTGACATGAACATCCTCGAAGAAGCAGACTTCCTCATCAACGGCAAACGCCAAGACGACTACGGACACCCGCTCGACGACTTCAGTCGCACCGCCAAAATCTGGTCAGCCATCATCGGCATCCCCATCACCGCCGAACAGGTCGCCCTCTGCATGGTTGGTGTCAAGATCAGCCGTGAATGCAACCTGCACAAAGAAGACAACCTGATCGACGCAGCCGGATACCTCGGCACCTTGCAGATGCTGATCGAAGAACAAGAACGACGGGACGACCTGTGAGCCGTTGGAAACTTCTGCACGGCGACTGCCGCGACCAGCTCGCCACCATCGCCGACAACAGCATCGACGCGATCGTCACCGACCCACCCTACGAACTCGGATTCATGGGCAAATCGTGGGATGCGTCAGGGATCGCCTACAACCCGACCGTCTGGACAGAATGCTTACGCGTACTCAAACCAGGCGGCCACCTCCTCGCCTTCTCCGGCTCACGCACCTACCACCGCATGGCAGTCGCCATCGAGGATGCAGGCTTCCAGATACGCGACCAAATCATGTGGGTCTACGGATCAGGATTCCCGAAGTCGCTGGACATCAGTAAAGCCATCGACAAGGTGAACGGCGAACCCAATCGCCTTCATAAGTTCACAGCATGGTTGCGTACTACTGGAATCACATCAAGGCAACTTAATGAAATCACTCAGACCAATATGGGCGGTCACTACTTGACTTCAGCTAGTCAGCCAGCAATTCCGACTTCTAAATTGTGGCAACTTATTCGACCTCATCTTTCTGAAGTGCCTGAATGGGTTGATGAGTTGGTTGCACGAATTGAGGCTGAGCGCGACGTGATCGGTCAGCGTGATGTTCCTGTCGGTCATGCGTTCGCTGGTGAGGTATATGGCGGTGACAGCAGTAGTCAAACCGTGAACGTCACCGCCCCAGCAACGGCTGAGGCTAAAGGTTGGGAGGGTTGGGGTACGGCGTTGAAGCCGGCGCATGAGCCGATTGTGTTGGCTCGTAAGCCGTTGGTGGGGACGGTTGCGGAGAATGTGTTGCGGTTCGGTGTCGGCGGGTTGAACATCGACGGCTGTCGAGTATTTCGTGATGTTGGCGATGTGAGTGTTGCTGGTCATCGGACAGCGACATTCGGTACACAAGAAACTGAGAGCGGTGGTGATGGTTCTGGTGGTTGGTCGCAGAACGAGTCGGGTCGTTGGCCTGCGAATCTGATTCATGACGGCTCCGACGAAGTGCTTGAACTGTTCCCCGAAACCGCAAGCACAGGGAACGGTTCACGACAAGGTTTCAGACGTGGCGGTGGGGATGGTGTTTCTGTTGGGTTGTCTGGGAAGAAATATGCTGCGGATGGTTACGCTGATGGCGGTTCTGCTGCTCGTTTCTTCTACTGTGCGAAAGCCAGCAAGAAGGATCGCAACGAAGGACTCGACGAGTTTGAGGAGAAACAAACAACTGGCGGAGGCGGACTTACTCCGGCAGGAGAAAAATACGGTTCAATCAAAGCGAAACAACAAAACTTTCACCCAACCGTCAAACCAACCGAACTGATGCGCTACCTCTGCCGACTCATCACACCCCCCAACGGACTCATCCTCGACCCATTCACAGGCTCAGGATCAACCGGCAAAGCAGCCATACTCGAACACTTCCAATTCATCGGCATCGAACAAGACCCCGACTACATCACCATCGCCCAAGCCAGAATCCAACACGCAGAACAGGAAACCCAACCATGACCCACGCAGCCGTCTGCCTCAAATGCCAACACCTCGTCAAACACAACCCTCGACAACTCGAAGGCTGCCGATGCGACCCAGACGCACCAACCTGGATCGCCATCACCCAAGACGGACGACTCCTCACCATGAGCCACGCCAACTACGCTGAACTCTCCGATGAGTAACGGACAACGCCAACCCTGCCCATGCAACCCACACCCCCACCCCTGGTGCGGAGACAGAGGAATAGAAGACGATGACTGACCCAATCTCCGACTACATCGAAGCACAAGCACAAGCCCACGTCACGTCCTACGTCATCGTCGCCACCACAGAAACCCTCACCGGCGAACAATCATTCTGGGTCGCCTGCCAAACCAACCAAACCGCCTCAACCACCCTCGGCCTCCTCGAATCAGCATCCGCAGCAGAAAAACTGAGAATCGCCAAACTGTTCATCGCCAACGACGACGACACCGACTAACCTCAACCCACCCCAACTCACAACGCAAAGGAGGCGTCATGAGAAAAAAACTCAAATACTTCCCTGTACAACCCTTGCTCGCACTCTTCCCCGACGGCATGGGTGACCGAGTGATCGGTGAACACTTCGGAGTATCACGCACCATCATCCATCGCTGGCGACACAACCCCACCTGCGCCATCGACGAATACACCGCCGACCGCTACGCAATCCAGATGGGAATGCACCCACTC